GTACTGCACTTCAACTATTACACAGGGATCATCGTAGGGATTATGTAGTTGATGCCATACACCTGGGTTAATTTTGTAATCGCTATGCGTGTCTAATACTACATTTCCTACACGACAGCGTCCTCGGACTACTACCCATAATTCACTGCGCATACGATGGCGTTGTAGACTCAGACTTTGCCCAGGCTCTATTGTAAGTGTTTTAACTTTAGCACCAGGCACGCTGTATAGCACATCATAATGACCCCACTTGCGGTCTGTTCTACGCTCTGTTTTCTCCCAAAACGCTGTCCAGTCTGTCAGTAGGTCACTGCTTGAGTTCATTTTATATGTGCCACCGACACCCCAAGCATACTCTACGCCAGTTATGTTTGTTTCTGGACTATTCTGTGCTGTACGGTCTCCGCCATTGGCTACAACAATGCGATGATCACGCCAAGTGCTTTTTGTTATAGCCACAGCGTGTCGTGCAGTATCGTCTTTGTCATCAAACTCTATAGTGTAGTCTACCATTTCTAAATTCTTAATGATAGTACTACGCTCATTCCAGTTCATAAACGCACGACCTTTTTTACGCTCTAGCCAGTCGTCTGAATTTATGCCTACTACCAAGTAGTCACCTAGATCTTTTGCCGCACGAAAGTAAGCAATGTGTCCTGAATGTAGTGGGTCAAAACCACCTGTTACTAATACTACTGTTTCTTTAGCCATCTTTCCAGTTTATACCATCAGGGAAACGTAAGTCTTTGTCAATCCACATGGTCAATACTTCTTCTTGTCTGACATAACCATACTTGTTCAATGAACCAATTACAGTATCGTTAAGCAATCCTTTGTCAGCAAGATCAAACCAAGTAGTAGTCTTTGGATCCATTGGTTCTATACCTGATTTATAAACAGCAACGTGTAACCAAGGATCGTCTGGCTCTTTCTTAAAGTATGCATCTCTACAGTCAAAGCCATTAACCGCCAACATATACATCATATGTATTAAGTTGTGGTTGTAGTAACACATATTGTGAGAATGAATTACTGGTCTTGCATATTTGTAGTATGTTGACAGTGGGAACACCATCATCAACATACCATCTTGAACTAACTGTTTGTTCCAAGCGTGTAGTGTGCGCAATGGATTTGTCATATACTGGAATGTATTATGACTCCATATAAAGTCAACGGTAACGCTTAACGGCGGATCCCACGAATCGATATCGATATCTGCCATTACAACATTATCGTACTTTCTGACATCGTCGTCTAATAATTTGTTAACTGCTAGATCACAAGCATACACTTTGTAGTCTCTTGGCTTAGGAGGATCATCTCTGGTCATCAAGTTCGCCCACCATTGTACATCTCTCCCGGTACCACAACCAAAGTCAGCAATAATTTCTAAACTGTCCAAAAAACTATCATAGTTATACAGTTCGTTCAATGTTTGTAAACTGTGTTCGTGCGACTCGTATTCATTTTTAAATGTTATCATAGTGTTACATCCTCCATACCTGCTGTACGTAGACGCACAACATGGCCCAACATAAAGTTCTTGCTTTCAAGACCTTTCATTAGTCCTAGCCATTTATTGCGTATTAGTGCAACTTCGTTAATTAGTGTTTCAAATTCGATTACTTCATCTTCGCCGTCGACATACTTTTCAGCATCACGACTGCTTAGTGCTCGTTGATAACCTTCGAGGTACTTCTGAAAGTATTTTCGTCGTAACTTTCGTAGCTCGATATTTAAAAAATTTAATACCGCCTCGATCTCTTGAAGTTGATTAAAGCGATGTTCGGTTATTCCTGGTAAATTTGCCGCGGCTTTTTCTAGACTACCGTTTATGTACGTCTCTTTTTTAGCCGTTTCGAGTTGTGCTTCATAGTAAAATATAAAGTCAGGAATGTTACTTAAATTTTGAACTACCTTATTATACCACATTATTCCTCGTAATCGTCGTAGTCTTCATCTTCTTCAATTGAATATTCTTGTACTGCACGTTTTGTATAATTATCAGCAAGAGCAAACTCTTTAAGTTGTACTTCTGACAGAACGTCAACTAACATACTAACTAGATTATCGGCCGCTTCCTGACGTTCCTTAGCTGGAACGTATTGTTTAAGTATAGTATACGATTCTACTAAAACATCAATGTCCATCAATTAATCCTTATTGTTATTGCGGTGTATTTAACCATCTAACAAACGAAGGTGGGAAAATAGAAATATCTAAGTCTCTTCGTTTTGCAAATTCTTTTAGAAAGATACTTAGTCTACTACGCTGTTCTTCGGTGCAAGACTTGTCAAAAGTTTGTTTAATAAATTTATCTTTATTTTTAAATGAAACTGTACGTAGAGCATCTTTACTTTCGCTGTCTAAAACACTTGCTGATAAAAAGTCAGGCATATTGCAAAAACCGAGATACTCTACTTCTATGTCGGGGTAATAATTTTCAAATTCTGCAAAATTAAATATTGATAGATTTGAAATCACACTGCTAAAGGTTACTTTTCGATTTTCTCTGAGAATCGACAAATTTCTTTCGAAACGCTCAAAGCTATTATTATACCTAATAAACTCGTAATGCTTTCCTATAGTTTCGGCACTAACCACAAATTCCACATTATCAGGAATATCTGCAAGTATTCTCTCTAACCTATCTGTGTTAACACCTAGTCCTGTATATAGTTTAACAGGATTCCTAAAATTCTTTAACAGTTTTACTAAACTATTATTAATAAACGGTTCCCCTCCCGAGATCGTACACCGTTTGTAATCTTTATATTTGGCTATTTCGTCAATTAGCAAATTATAAGTTTCTGTTTCATCAATCTTCTTCTGGCCTAATTTTAATATAATACGATCATTAACACTTATATTAAAAAAATCCTCATTAAGATAAGGTCCGTTATCTGAGATATCTCTGAGCCAAGCAGTACTGTAATCCTTGCTACAGTATACACACGTTAAGTTACAATCACTACCTAAATTAACATGGATCTCCTCAGGTTCGGCAATAATATTTTCGTGAGTACGTTTATCTGACTCCCACATAAGACGACGACTGGTTTTTCCCTCTCTTTCAGGAGTCCAGCAGGAACCTTCGCAACTAGGTACATATTTTCCTTCCAACATATCTTGTCTGTCTTGTTGTAAGATCGGTATGTTAAATAGATTACCTGGGTTTTCTTTCAGCCATTGGATATCAATCTTTTGAGGATAAGCGGCACAGCACGATTGTATTTGTCTACGCTCGGGCTGTATGCTTAACCACCAAAACTTTTGTGAGCAATAATTACTCAACGTATTCCTCTTCAGAAACAAGGTTGGGTTCAACAATGCTTTCAGTAACTGTTACAGGAGTTTCGTCCCAATCTTTCATTACTATATCTAAGCATCCGCCTTCATTACGTTCCCATTCTTTACGATACTGTTTGATCTCTTCACCTTTGCTAGTAATATACTTGAGTCGATTGCCATCTTTTTGCAACAACTCTTTTTTCTCGCATAGATCAACAAGTCCACTATATGGATTCATACCTGTTTCATATGGAATCTTAACCTGTACACCTTCAAATGGTTTTGCGTAACGTGTTTTCATTACTTTACAGCCTGCTCTAATACCTTTTACTTCGCTAATCTTGTTGCCTTCTTCATCTTCTTTTAGTTTCAACTTCTTCATTGCAACTACAATACTTGAAGCATAGATAAAGCCTTGTCCGCCGCTAATCTTGTCATCAGGATCAAACATGTCTTGCGATGCGTATGTATGGTTAGTAGCAACAAGTCCTACGTTAGCATTACCAAACATATTAACGCAGTTACGTACAAGTGCTGTCAGTGCTTTAGGCTTACGACCCATATCACCTTTTAAATCACCTTTACTAAACTGATCTACATCAGTTGGTGTTAGCAACATACCTAAACTGTCAATAACAAATAGCACTTTAGGTCTATCCTCTTCTGGTATACCTTTGTACTCTGCCATAAAATCATTTACTGTTTTAGCAACATCATCGATCATTGCCATGTTTAGTTTAAGAAGTTTATCTTCGCCGGTGTCAACACCCAGTGCTTTTAACCAATCCTCATCGAGTGCGTTTTCGCTATCAATTAGTACAACAAATATACCTTGATCCTGTGCGGCTTTTACAATGTTGCCTGAACAGATATAACTTTTACCTGCACCCGACTCACCAGCAAATACAGTTACCTTGCCAAGTGGTACACCTTTGTTAAAGTCTCCACTGATAAGATAGTTTAAGGCATAGTTGCCTGTTGAGATCCAATCTGTTGGATCATTGAAACCAAAACTAACTCCAGCAATGCTTTTGGTTAGTCCCTTACGAAATTTTGATACATCAAATGGTTTTGCCATGTTATTTTTCCTTATATAGATCTACAAATATTTTACTACTGTCGACGCCACGTCTAGCGTCCATTACTGCTAACTGCTCAAATGTTCCTGCTAAATTCTTTTCAAACGGTTGTTCGATATAACGCAACAAATTGTTATAACTGTTTTCAAGTAAATAACCTGGTTGTTTTTGAATACGTTTTTCTAATTCTTTCTTGATTAATTGTAGCATATCGTCTGGCAGATGTCTAATATTAAGATACTCAGGATATAGCACAGGCCCTATGACAAATGCATTTGGGTGAAAGTTCCATGCGCCAGTAAACTTGTCTACAAAATCAAACATACTAAAAGCATTTAGCACAAAATATAACATGTTAAATGTTATTTTATGTCCTAGATCTTTGATACGTCTCAGATTACTGCAAAATGTTGCCCAATCTCCTCCGTGACGTATATAGTTGTACTCATCTCCCATCGTTTCGGCACTGACTGTCCAGTGTACATTCTTAAACTTACATGCTAAATCAAAAACTTGTGTATTAGTATGACTTAGGTTAGTGTTAATACGCAAATTAACATTAGGGTTTTGTTCTAATAATTGCTCAAGTAGTTCTTCATTTTCTTTCATTAATAATGGTTCGCCGCCCGCCATATAGACGTGCTTGAGTGTTTTGATATGCTTAAAGATATACTGTTTAAAATCTTCTCTCTGTTGTTTAGTTGGGACATCAACGGATACCCCTAGTTCATTCGCCCACTGACTACTAAAATCAGCATTGCAGTACACGCAACTAAAGTTGCATAGATTTGTCCAACGTACATCTATTTTTTGTAAATTGTGTTTATTAATATGGTCGTAAGTGTCTAACGGCACTTGTTTTAATTCTTTAAGGTAAAACACACGGTCACTGATAATATCTAACTTATTCTGTTCTTGCTCTAATTCATAACAAGGATAACAACGTTTACCCTGCTGATTTCCGAGCATTCGTTTGCGAGTGTCTTGATTGTTATCGCCGTTAAGTATTTGTTCTATATTCTGTTCACGTATGTTACCAATTGGTTCACTGGATCTGATACAAGTTTTAACATTGCCATCAAAATTATACATGAGTCCAGTCCATGGAATAGGACAAAAACTGCGATTAGTTAAGTAATCTTTGGGGTCCATTCCCAATACTCTCCAATGGCGATTTCTTCTACCTGCATATACGGTTCCGAATTCAGTATGTCTACAATGCGTTTAGCCCAAGCATCTACATTAACTCCACCATCACCTTGTGTATTAACTTTTCCAGGTTTAACTAAACAAAGTTTAGGCCAAGAATGATTTGCACGTAGTTGTCTTACGGCTTCCTCTAGTGTTGTTTTTTCTACATGATATTTTAACATATCAAATCCTTCTAAACAACTACTAGGTTCACTGGTCATAAGCGTACTAATATTAATAATTTTTTTATTTGGTTTTCCTTGCCAAAGTTCATATACTGCAAACAATAATTCAGTTTGTGCGAAACCAACCTGTGCGTTGTTTATAAACAGATCACAAGATTCTATTTGTGCGGTCAACTTTGGTATGTTTCTGATATTATAACCGTTACGGCGACTAAGTCCCACAACTTCATGTCCTTGTTCTTCATATATTTTTGCTAGTGCTTGCCCGATGCCAGCACTGTGTCCAGTAATTGCTATTTTAGCCACTCAATCGGCTCCTTGTGAAATGTAAAACTAGCTATTATTCTTGGCGACTTAGCATCGTCAGCATATTGCTCTACGCTATGCGGAATACTACTATTAAACACAATAGGGTTAGGCATATCACGATATTCTGTTAGCAAACTTCCTTGCGCATCAGATAAGTCATATACTTCGCTCCCAAATTGATTTTTAATTTTAGGATAGTTTTCTAAATTGTCAACGGTATACCAACGATTAGTCCAACCTACAGTATTCGAAACTGGAAAGTTCATCTTAGCTACAACAGGTTTTTCATCTACATGCATAGGCAAGTCGCTGGTGTTGGTAATATATGTTATAGCACTATCCTTAACCAGTAACCTATTTTGTTTAAAAAAATTAAGAAGTGCAGGCGAAGCCGCAAGTAACTTCTTAGTATCTAAAAACTTCCAAGGACTACCGTTATACAATTTTATATCATCATTATCTGATATAAAATCAAGTATTTCATCTGCGATAGTTTCAACATCAGCAGTAATTTCAAAGAAGGCTTTCACTTATACCCCTTATCCTATTTTGTTCTTCCAAAAATACATCTAACTCTAAATCATTATTGCG